AGAATGCTCGACTGGCGAAGGTGTGGGAAGAGGGTTTTTGAACGCCTCTTCTGAAGAGACAGAGCGAAGAAGGAATGCCTCTCCAAAAGCTGTTCTCTGACGCACCACATCTTCGAGAAGCGGCACAACCTCTGCCATCGCTTCCTTGGTGAACTCGACGGGCGTGTGTTTGAAGGAGGCTACTTTCCGGAAGACCTGGTTGTTCTTTGCAAGCTCTTCGGCAAGCTCAGCCTCTCCCATCTTGGAGAGAACGATGTGCTGGAACTCTTCCGGCTTGAGCACGATACCCATCGCAGCAGTCGCACCGAGAGCAGCGGAGAGTGGGTGGGCCGACATCTTCTCCAGCTTCTTCTTGGAGATGGTGGGCTCCTTCTTCTCGACACCGCCCAGGCTCTTCATCGCGAAGGTGCCTGCTGGGACGTTCTTCAGGAGCTCTGACAGCTTCTCTTGAGCAGCGGTCTTCGGCTTCTCCATGGGATTCGTGGAGGAGCCGTCGTTGTAGTGGTAGACGCAGTATCCACGCTTGGTGGAAGGATCCCGCATCCTGACGATCTTGGTGACCTGCTTCTCTGCAGAAGCGGCCTTCTGCATCCCGTCGTAGAAGCGAGCTCCTGCATCTGCAGACAGGACGACTGCTCCCTGCGACCAGAGGTTGCCGGCGGACGCCAGCTTCATCATCACCTTGGCCGTCTTGTCAGCCCCGATGAAGACGAAGGAGATGTCGAAGAAGCGGGGAAGGGTGTTGACGACACAGATTCTCCTGCCGTCCTTGAGAATCTTGTTCGGCCCCATGACGTCCCGGTCTTCCGGGTCAGGACGCATGTGTTTGCAGTAGTCGTCCTTCGTCTTGCTGTGGTTGCCACAGATGGAGCAGACGTCGAAAGGCACCTTGCAGCCCATCGAGACGTCTGGGAACTCTCCGGCGTCGATGCGGCTGATGATGCCGTCCGCACCCTCCAGCTTGGCCTTCTCCCTGTCGAGCTTGATGATGAGCTCGACCCTCTTCATCCTCGGGTTGAGGAGGGAGACGATTGGGACACCAAAGGCGCGCTCTGGGTCCTTGTTCTTGTGGTGGGAGTAGGCGTGAGCCTTGAGGAACGTCTTGTACCCGTAGTCGTCACCCTCATGAGCGAGGGCGTTCCATGGGAAGTAGTCGGCGTTGATGTTCGAGCCGAAGAACTCACCAGCTCCCAGGGCGTTCACCAAGACGTAGCAGAACTTGGTTCGGTCCTGCTTGCTGATGCGCTTCACGGCTGCCTGGAGGTCAGCCCCGGTCTCCAGGTCGGAAAACGCCGGTGCTCCGGCGGTCTTCTCGAATGCCCCAGCACTCCCGAAGAGTGACTGAGCGAAGATGCCGTGCTCGGTCTTTCCGAAGTACTGGAGCTGCTTGATCACTTGTCACGTCCCCCGGACTTCAGGTCGATCTTCCCCAGCGCGAACTGGTGCTTCTTCGACTCGGCCAGCGTCTTGCGAGAGGTGATGAGGTCCTTCACGAGAGCGAGCTGGTCGTTCGGGAGCTCGATCATGCGGTTGAGGATCTGCCCGCCCAGCATGGGGTCCGAGGTGAACTCGGGGGCGTAGCGGTGCAGCGTGTTGAAGGAGCGTACCAGCGCCTTCCTGTCTCCACGCTGCAGCTCTGGGTTGTTCACCAGGATGCGCTTGAGGTTGTTGCCCTTGGTGAGCCCCCTCTTCGCTGCGTCGTAGAGATCGCCGGCCACCGCCCCGGCGACACCGACACCAACTGCAGCTCCGGCTCCGAGGGCGGCCTTGAGGGCTGACTCGCCCAGGCCTGCCGTCTTCTCCAGAGTGACGTTGGTGATGGTGGAGATGTCTTCGGCGAGCTCAGCGGCGAACTCGGGCTGCCCCCACTGTTCGAGGACGAAGAGGGCGTTGGCCGTCTTCTCGACGAACTCGGGATTGGCCTCGTAGGCGGCTGAGAGGATGTCTGCTGGCGTCATGTCACACTCCGGGAGGGGTTGGTGCTCGACCCGACATCTGCTTCTGCGCACTCGGGTCAAACCCTGCTTTGAACTGCTTCGTCTTCTGCGCCACTTCTTGACCTGCTGCCAACCCGCCAATCGCCATTCCAGCAGTGGCAACGGGATTCTTGACGGCCGCACTGGCAAGGCTTTTCACAACAGCCCCGACAAAGGCCTGCTTCCGAAAGGAGGCCTCACGGAGCTGGGCAGATCGAGCTGCCAGCTTAGCGAGATGACCCAGCACTGAGCTTCTCCTTGATGAAGGCGTTGACCTCCTTGAGGCCGCCATCGACTTCACGGAGTCCGACGGCGATCTTCTCGATCTCCCGCCCGGTCTGGATGACGGCAACAGCCGCTGCCACCATCGGGTGCTCTTCGTTCAGGGTGCGGTGCGCCACCTTCTGCATGCCCTTGACCTGGTTCAGGAGGCCAATCCCACTGGCCACCTTCTCCTGGACGAGCCGCTTCACGACGGGAGTCAGCATGGCCATCGCCTCTTGGGCGTTGCCGCTGACATCATGGGCGATCTTGTTGATGTCGGCGTACGAGCCGTCCGAGAGCATGTGCCTCTTGGCCAGCTCGTAGAACTGCTCGGAGGCTTCCTTGTGAAGAAGGTCGAGACCTTCTCCAGTCGAGCTGAGGTGGTCTCGGAGGCTCTTGAGGTCCTCCTTGGCCGTCATCACCTCGTTGATGGCCGTGTCCTTGGAGAAGTTGAGGTCCTCAGCCGTCTTCGACTGGAACATCTCTTCGAAGGCCTTCTCGGCTGTAGACCGTGCGGAAGACGTCTTCTCCTTGAGAGGCAGGCGGCTGTAGGTCGCGTCCACCTTGGTCGTCACGGTCGACTTGGTGCCGTCCGAGAGGTCCTGGATGACGCGGTTCGGGTCGGCCAGATCGAACTCTGGGTAGCTCTCCTTTGCGCCGGCGGTCTTGGCCATGTCGTGCTTGGCCAGGTAGACGGCGGTGTTGGCGAACTCGCAGACCCTCTTGATCTGCTCCTGGCTGATGTCGTTGTGCGCTGCAGCCAGCTTCGAGATGCTCTCGTTCAACGAGACGCCCTTCTCGATGAAGATGTTGGCAGCAGACTTCCCCATGAGCTCAAGAGACTCCGGGGTGATGTTTGCGTGCTTGCCCTCTTTGGCCAGGGCAGTAGAAAGCTTCTCAAGCATGGGTGGTAGACTCCCTCACGTCGAGGTGACGTAGCACATCCAGAGTAGACGCGCGGAGGTTACATGGGAAGTGGCTTTTACACACTCGAAGAAGCAATGCAGCGCCTCGGTCGCAGCCGGCGTTCCATCTTCGACTACGCGAAGAAGGGTTTCATCAAGCGGAAGTCCGAGACTGGCCAACCGTACTTCGATCGAGAGAGTGTAGACCTCCTCGCAATCGATCTCGGTACAGATTCCCCTGCCCTCACACGTAGGGCCTTCCTGCAGTTGGAGACACGTACCAAGAAGCTGGAAGACGAGATGCGGATGGTGAAGCACGTTCTAGAGATTCGGGACGTTCAGCCCCTCCGCCCCAACCAGGCCACCTGTGAGGGCATCATCCTGGCCTGCAAGACGTACCTGGGCTCACCCAACAGGGAAGAGCACTGGACTCCTGCCCTGGTCGAGCAGTGGGCCGGCATCTTCGAGAGCATGGATGAGGTCACCTTCGATTCACTCACCAAGACGTCGAACGATCCACAGGCATGGATCCCCTTCTTCAGGTTCTGCTCTGAGCTCGCAGACTTCTCTTGGGCTCAAGACAAGAAGACACCCTCCTTGGTGTGGCAGGCGTTGGGCACCCGGCAAGAGACTGCCCGGAAACACCTCCGCTCTGTTGCAGTCACCTGGTTGGAGATGGGAAAGGGGCTGGTTCCTGCGAACCTCCTTCTGGCCCTTGAGGCCCCAAAGGCATCCCTGATGGCCCGTGTAGCAAAAGACGCCTGACCCTCGGCATAAGGTTCTGGACCCAAGAGACTCAACTCTTGGCTTCCATCCCCCACAGGGGACAGGAGCTAGAACCGCAATGAGCACTCCCCAGCAGCCCCAGCAGCCGCAGAACCAGCAGCAGTCCAAGCAGACGGCCTCTGAGGCTGTCGTGCTGGACATCAGCACCAACGAGGCGGTCGGACCTCAGCAGTCCCACAAGCAGTCCAACCGCGACCAGGAGCTCCTGGCCGCCATCGCCGCGCTGCAGGCGCAGCTCGGCACCGGCAACAAGGCGATGCAGGATCTCGCCAACCAGGTGATGGAGAACCGCTCCAACACGCTCGACCTCCGGGACAAGCCGACCCGCGAGTTCGTGGCGGGCATCGCCGAGTCGAACGGGAACTTCCTCCTGGCCTCGGCCCTTCGTGGCGAGTCCAAGATGGACGAGAGCTTCTCGGCCGGCTTCAGCCGCCAGATGAAGCGCAACATCACGGTCGGGCACCTCGCCTACACGGTGGGCGGTGTGACCATCCTGGTCATCGGCTACGAGGCCATCGCGTCCAAGTACGACCTGCCCCGCCTGGGCCTGTTCGATCCGGCGGACCAGATGAAGCTGCCGGTGTCGAAGCCGGTCGCTCGGTAACAAGCAGTGGGAGGGGAACGGGCCAGTACGGTCGTTTCCTTTTAGTCCTCAGACTCGGCGACAGCAGAGTTGGTACGGGCCGTCGGATTCAGCACGTCGAAACGGGGATGCTTCAGCATCGAAACGAGGAAGCACAGAAGGATGGAGTGGAAGGAGTCGTCTGTGCAGTCGGGCGACTTCTTGTACTGAATCTGCCGAGTCTGCTCGTTGTACTCCGAGAAGATGTTGAGGAAGTCCTTCGAGAACGGATCTTCGAACTGCTGCCAATCAGGGAAACGGAAAACGTTCTTCCTCTTGATGGCGTTGAAGATGTCGGACATCACCTCAGTGCGGTGAACCAGGAAGCGGTGCATCTTCTCTTCCCACTTCACCTTGGTCGAAGGCTGGGAGTACTGGTACTTCCAAATCTTCTCTCTGCCGAACTTGCGCTGCAGGTGGTCGTTGCGATCGAAGCCGCCGCCGTAGTCCGTCCCCACCACTCGAACGTTCCAGTTCTTGATGATGGTCTCGATGAGATCGAGCTGCACCTGGGGCTCTGTCTCAGGGCCCTCAAAGCGGTGGATGTAGAAGATGGTGAACATCTCACCGATGTACGCACCGAGCGACAAGACGGTGAAGGTGTTCTCGCCAGTACCCCAGTCGATGCCGGCGTAGATGGGGTTGGCGTGTCCGAGGCCCTGCTTGATGCGCGTGAGGTTGGCCTCGGTCATCAGCATGCTGGGCTCGCAGTTGTCGATGACGTCCTGGCGAGTGAGGGGCCGTGTGCCTGAGTCGTAGGAGAGCCCCAGGACTTCGTTGTGGAAGACGGCCTGGGACTGCTTGGTGCGCTTGTCGAGGAGCTCGTGCCAATCGAGCCAGGGCACCATGAGCTGAGGAATGCGGTAGCCCTCGAAGGGCTGCTTCAGCTTCTGGAACACGCTGGGGTTCATCGACGCCCACTGCGAGTTCGGGTGCATCGAGTAGATGGGCCCACCGCACTTGGAGCAGATGAGCCCCTTTGTGCCCATGTTGGTCTCGCCCAGGATGTTCCAGAACCAGGTGCTCGGGTCTCCAGGAACGCCGTGACGCTCGCACGGGACGACCCACTCGTTCTGGGTGGACTGCTCGGTCCAGTACTTCTCCAGAGGGTTGTCGAGAGACTTCGGCGTGCCTGAGTAAAGGAAGAGCTTGTAGGCGGAGTGGGAGGCGCACTCTTCGATGACAGGCAGGTTGTCGGTGATGATGTCCTGAATCTCGTCCACCAAGATGAAGTCGGCCGGGATGCCTCGAACACGGTCGGCGTTGTGGTAGGCGTAGCGCAGGGTGATTTGGCTGCGGTTGACGAACTTCTTCAGGAAGACGTTGTCGCTCAGCTTGGAAGTCGTCCACGCCTTCAGTCGCTCTGACGTCTCCACAGGCTCACGAAGGCGGTCCTGGCTGAAGGTCTTCGTCTGGAGGTTGGTGGGCGAGACGTAGAGCGTGTTGAAGGCGCTGATGATGGCGCTGTACGAGAGGCACTTGTTGCCGAGCATCGTGCTCTTCTCGACCTGGCGACCGCACTTCAGAAGGACTCGCTTCGACTGCGTGTCGTACGGAAGCTTCAGGTAGCGGCGGTGCTCGAAGGAGAAGGGGACTCTCTTCTGGAGAACCTTGTCTGGGACGGTGACGGCGAACTCGATGAACTTCGACGGTGCGATGTGGATGAGCTCTTTGCTCCTCGCAATTGCTTCCTCATCGAAGTCGTCTTCAGGCTCAGGTTCGTAGTCCCACTCTTCTGGAGTCTCCGGCTCCCCGCTCTCAGAGATGACGACATTCCCGTTCTGACGCTTGTACTCTTCCGTTGAAACAACGTTCATGGAGTCCTCGATGCTACCACCACCACTAGCCTGGGTCTCTTCATTCTGCACCTCTACCGGTGGCGCACTGGGCCAGCAGATGGTCTACGACGTCAAGGCAACAGTCAACCCACTCGTGTACAAGCTCCGAGTGGGATGGCCTGAAGACGTGAAGAGCTCCATCGGTCTTCAGGTCTGGAACCTGCTGCAGAAGTGGATCGTGGTGAACGACTGTGTCCAGAACGGCGCAGTCGATTTGAAGTCCACCTCTCTCACCGCGCACATCATCGTGAAGAGGCGAAACGGGAGTCCAAAAGACATCTCTCCTTGAGGGATAAGGAGTTGGAGGAAGTTCTTATGCATACGAGAGAGACATGATTCGAGGCGGTCTTGATGAGGTGGGGTGGGGCGCTCTCGCAGGCCCAGTCATCACTGTTGTAGCCCTGCTCGATGACTCGGCGATTCCTCTTTTACCCCCTGGGGTGAAGGACTCGAAGAAGACGACCGAGTCTCAGCGCGGTTCGATGTACCCAATGCTTTGCCAGCTCTGTGTCGACATCGGAGTTGGCCACGCTTGGCCCTGGGAGCTCGATCAGTACGGCCCAGGCACCGGTCTTCAGCTCTCCTACAAGAGGGCTCTTGAAGACCTCTCAGTAGCGAAGCCTGACATCCTTTACGTGGACGGCAGCAGCGCCGTCAAAGGGTGGAAGGGGGAGCAGGTTGTCGAGCCAAAAGCGGACAACAAGTACAAGCAGGTCTCCATCGCCAGCATCGTGGCCAAGTACCTCCGGGACACGATGATGATCGACTATGCCCGCTCACGTCGCCGACTGAGCCTCCCAGACTACGGTTGGGAGCAGAACAAGGGCTACGGGACCCAGGACCACATCGACGCCATCCAGGCGCATGGAGTCCTCATCGATGCGAACGACTCAACACCAACCCACAGCGGGTACATTCACCGGCTGTCGTACACGAAGAAACTGAGGAAGGATGCCGCTCGATAGCAAGATGTCGTGCCTCTGCTGCGACACCACAGTGTTGGTGGACTCAGAGAACTGGAGAACGATGGAGATGCCGATTGCGCTCTGCCCACCGTGCTCAACCACGGTCCCGCTCTCTGTGATGAAGGTGCTCTACGTCCTTCGTTCACAGGTGGCGACGATGCGGAACGACGTCACCATCATGAAGAGGGACATCGCACGCCTCTTCACCGCGCAGCAAGACTTGGAACAGGCGCTGTTCGAGGAGGACTGAAATGGGAATGAGCAAACACGTCGATGCGGTCCGTCCGCCCGACGAGAAGTGGAAGGCGATGAAGAAGGTCTGGGATGCCTGCGAAGCTGCAGGTATCGCAAGCCCTGCGGAAGTGATGGAGTTCTTCAACGACGAGGAGCCGGACCCGGATGGGGTCGTCGTCAACATCGAAAACACGATGGCCGTAGGCGAATTCGAGAACGAGGATCGATGGGGCTTCGTGGTGGAGCTCGACAAGCTCCCACCGGATGTGAAGCTCGTCCGGTTCTGGATCGCTCACTGAAGCTGAGTCAGGGGCACTTGCCCCTTTCTCTTAGCTCTCAGCCCGGCTCGCCGCCCATGGCAGCGTGGAGCTGCTCACAGGCCTTGATGCAGAGATCGCGGTGGAACTGGGCCTCTGCCCAGCCGTGAGCTCGGACGAAGAGCGCGCCCACGTCAGGGTCGCTCTCGACGACGACTCGACGGGCATCGAACACATCACCCATCACCTTCTTCAGCGCCGCTTCGAAGCCGGGCTTGAACTGAGGAGCTGCGGCTCCGCGACGCTCTGCCACGTGGTAGCCCGAAGGCCAGAAGTGGAAGATGACGTCGGCGTCCTTCACTCCGAACTCGGCGTCGTAGATGCCGGGGCTCTTCACCGGCTGCAGCTCGATGGGCTTGAAGGGCTTCTGGCCCGAGTCCGCTTCCTTCAGAACTGTTGGGAGCGTCTCCTCCCTGGCCTCGTCAAGAACCTTCGTGCGTGCAGCGTCGGTCTGCGAAACAGCGTTCGTTTCGATGTTCTTTTCGAGCCAGGACATCACGTGCCTCCTAAGGGGACTTCTTCTGCTTCTTCACCCAGTCACGGACCTCTGAAGCACGGGTCACCGCCCGATGTTTCTCTGTCGGCATGCCAGCGCGCATTCCCTCCTCACGGGCGGCCTGAATGTACTCAGCCCCGAGATGCTTTTCGTGCTGGTTGGCCGTTGTCTTCGGACCGGCCCCTGGGTAGCCCAAGGCCTTTGCCTCTTCGTGAGTCAGCTTCTTCGCAGCCGGAGTACTCTTGTGGAGCGGAGCCTTGGGCGTGTGAGGCGCTTTGGGAGTGGACGGAGCTGAGCTCGGCTTGGACACAGAAGCTGGCTTGGATGGCGCACTGACGGCGTGCGAGACCCCGCCAGGTACCTTCCCCTTCTTTCCCTTCGAGAGAAGGTAGGCACCGGTTCCGAGAGCAGCAAGGCCGCCCAGGATCTTCTTTGGGTGGCGCTCGAAGAAGCTCAAGTCTTCTTCGGCAATCTTCTGCAGCTCGCCTTGAAATGCCACAAACGTTTGGATGTGCATCAGTGGGCCTTTTCCTTGTCGTTCGAGTCGACACCGCTACCTGAGTAGTTACCACCAGGGGCGAGCTGTTGCACAGTCGGAGGTGAGGAGAGCGGGTGGTCCATGCGGAATCTCTCGAACTCTTTGAGCACGCCAGAGAGGGCCATGTCGGAGGTGGAGAGGGCGTTGTGGCAGTCCGTGATGGTCTTGCCGAGGATGCCGATGGCCTTCACCTTGTCGGAGCGAACGCCTGGGAGCTGGTTCACTTCTTCGAGAGTGAAGTAGGCGATCTCTTGAGTGCGCTGAATCATCTTCTTGGACTCCACGACTTGATCGATGCGCAGGTGGAAGAGGGCCAGCTTGGTGTCGGCCTGGAGCAGGGCCATGTACCTGTCGTACAGCGCGCTGCGCTCGTACAGGTAGCGACCCCATTGATCGAACGTGAGGAGCTTCATGTTCCAGAAGTAGTGGCGGTACGTCGTGATGCCGTCTTCCGTCAGGAACCAGTTGTGCTTCCGGTTCAGCTTCGCAGCAGTGGCCCTGATGTCGAGCCTGGCCATGATGACCTGCTCGACCTGCATCCGCTTGTTCGGGTCAATCAGGTACGTCTGCGCCTCTTCCAGGCCTGGGGTCGGGAAGAACATCTCGTAGACCTGCTGGTCCCTCAGGTACTGCGTCGAGGGCCTGTGCAGCCTGTTGAAGGGCTCGAAGACCTGCGGAGGCGGAGACGCGTTGATCTCCTGCCTCAGGAACCCGTAGTAGTGCTGCTGCGGCTCCAGGAAGCCCCTGTTGTCCAGCTCGCGAGTGAGCTGGGCATCAGTGATGGCTGGGTCCCGGATGATGAGGGCCCGGATGTAGAACTCTGCGGGGTGGCGCACGGATTACCCTTCTGTCTGGGCCAGTGACTTCAGGCCGACGAGCACTTCTTCGAGACCCTTCATGGCGTGCTCGATGGCTCCTTCAGGGAGCTCCTTCATTCCGAGGAAGGCGAAGAGCAGCATCTCTGCCAGCTTCTCTGCCACCTCTTCCAGCTCGGGGATGTACCCGATGAAGGTCGAGAGGTTCTCCGGGTTGATGAAGTTCAGCGAGAGGATGGCGTCCACCGTGCCCTCGTCCTGCAGGGCTGCCGCCTCCTTGGTGAGGTCGCGGCGGAGGTTCGGCATCTTCTTCATCAGCGCCGAGGCCGTCTTCGTGGAGGTGGCGTACCGCTCGCCCATCGTGGTGATGGTCTTGAGGTTGGCCAGCTTCACCTGGCCCTTGCGACGGGCTTCTGCGACCTTCATCTTGGCCGTGGCACCATCGACGCCGAGCACACCGAGCATGAACTCGGCTGAGACAGGATCGAGATCCTGGCGGAGGTCAGCGGAGATCTTCTCCAGGCCGCACCCACCGACCAGGTTGAAGCTGCCGTTGAAGAAGAGGACGGCAGACGCTGAGGCCTGCTTCACGGCCTGATCCTTCCCCATCTGCTCCGCGCTGCCGGCGAGCTGGGTCTGGTTGTTGAGGCGCATGAACTTCCAGGTCGAGGGGATGGCCATCTCGACATCGCTGATGCGCTGCGGAGCCGTCATGCCCTCCATCTGGATGATCTGAAGCGGGTTCCCGAAGGCGTCCGTTGCCTGCAGGTGTGGAAGCCCGTCAGGGCCTGCTGCGCTGGAGCCGATGGTGAGCGGGCCGGTGGCCTTCGCGTCGCCACCCTCCACGCAGTAGAAGGCACCGTCGCCACGAGGCTCATCGTCTGGCAGGTTGGTACCCTTGCCGACGAGCTCGCCAGCGATGGAGTCCTGCATCGCGTAGGCAGAGCCGTTGGTGAAGAGGGCGATGGGCTGCTCGCTGAAGGAGCCATCCCACGCCAGCGTCGTCGGGAAGACGTGGCCCATGATGCTGTTGCCCATCGAGTCCTGCACCTTGTACTGGCCGAACTCCTCGACTGGCTTGGCCTTCGAAGGGGCCACAGGCTCGACGGCTTCCTCTTCGACTGGTTGGGAGACTGCCGTGGCCGTCTGGCCCGGCTGCATGCCCTGAGCCTGCTCCTGGCCGATGGCCTGGCCGACTTCCTGACCAGGCACCACTTCGCCGGCTGCGGTCTTCTCGATGAAGGCGTTGACGTTGGCGCTCTTCACGAGGAAGTCCCCGCCTGGGAGCTTCTGGAAGGTCACCGCAGTCGGCTCGACGGCATCAGCGAGTGCATCGAGGCGGTCCTCTGCAGAGGCCCTCTTGGTGTTCTCGAAGGCCTCGACGAGGGTGGGCGAGATGCCGCTGCGCTTGAAGCCGGCGATGAGGGTCTGGTCGTTGGCCACCTTCTCGGTGAAGCGTTCGATGTCACGCTCCGAGAGAGTCGGGGCAATGGCCAGGAGCAGTGATCCCTTCTCAGCGGATGACTTCTTGTGGAGAAACTTCTCCATGGGGGAGACCATGGAGTCTGCCTCCTCGAAAGCCGATCCGCGAAGCCTGTTGACTCGGGCAGCGTTGTCGAACTTGTGGGAGGGCAGCTTCTGCAGATCAACAGCCTTCTTGGCCGCCTTCTTCCCGACCGCATCACGGAAAGCCGCACCACGCTTCAGTGGGGACTTCTCGATGCCGCTCCGAACCGCCTTTCGAACCCACTGGTCGGAGACAGCCGCCTTCTCCATCTGCGCCTCGTAGACGAACTGCTCTTCAGGGCTCAGCTTGTTGAAGTCGGCGGACGCCATCTTGTACTCGCCGCCCATGCCGATGCCGGAACGCTGCGGAGGCATGGTGGCCTCGACGAGGCTCGGGTCGCGCGGTGCGCTGGTCGAGATGTCGAAGGTGGCCGGGTTGAAGAGGGTCTCGCGGATGCGCTCTTCCGTGAGAGGCATGACCTTCTCGCCGTCCATGAAGACGGAGAAGGGCTTGGCCGCACGCTCCATGATGACGAGCGGGATGCGGATGTGTGGGAGGCCCGTCTCCTGGTGCTCGATCTCAGGGCGCTCCGTCTTGTTGGCCACGTCGGCGTAGCCGAACGCGAAGCCACGGTTGGGCTCGACGCGATCGAGGTTCACGTTCACGTCGTAGTCCGACAGGAACGGAAGCTGCTTGAAGAGCTCGCTCGTCAGCTCCTGGGGCCAGTTCTCCGGCGTCTCAGAGAGGCGCGTGGCGAAGCCGGCCATCTTGCGGAATCCATCTTCGAGCTCGGGAAGCGCGTCCTTGTACAGGTTCATCAGAGACTCCTCATTTGGCCTTCAACTTCAGGGCGAAGCTGGTTCCAGGGGATACCACGTACGGCGGAACTGCTGGTGACGGCGGGCCAGGAGCGGCCGTTGGGTGAGTGTGGGTCAGGACCCATTGGATGAATGCTGTGTCGGCAAGCCAGACTCCGGTTGTGCCGTTTGCGACAGTGACGCTTGAGTCGATGGCGGTTGTCGGGGCCTTGATGTTGAGAGGGCTCGTCTTCGCATCGATGTCGATTCCCTTCGCCTTGAGAGTCGCCTTGTCAGCGGCATCAAGAGTGAACTTGTCGCCCAGGGTAATCTGCACTTCCCCATCAGCGTTCACGGTCACCTTCCCGTGAATCTTCCAGACGACATCCTTCTCGACTTCCCAAGCAACACTGCCGTCTTTGCCCACCTTGAGACTGATCTTGGTAGCGGCCCCGTCTTCTCCAGACTCCTTGATTGCAAGGCTCAGGATAGTATTCGAGTCACCGTCATGGGAACCGATTTCCAAGACGGCAATGGGCTTCGCATCGTCTGCGAACTCTCTTGCAGAGAGCTTCAGAAGAGCAGGACGGTGGCCATCAGTCGTCGTCTCTTGTCGAGCGATTGACCATTCGAGATCACCACCAAGAGTCTGGAGAGAGTAGTTCTCACAGATGTCCCTGATGGTGTTGTTGATGGGCAAGAACATCCTCTGGCAGAGCCCAGTGCCCCCGATCTGCACCACCCCGCCGCGCCTCAAGATGAGGAAGTTCTCGTCTCTCGTCCCCATCCAGATGTCGCCAGGGTTGAGATCTTGCCGATGGCCCCGGAACTGGCCAGGCCCGTCAACGGAGGGCGGGGCCCAGGCCAGAACGAAAGCCTTGGAGCCGTCTGAAGGCTCACAGAGCCAACACACCGAGCCTACCTCCGGCATGAAGTAGATGCCCTCACCGTTGTTCGGGTGCATGTACGGCACCGCGAACGGGATGTCCGTCATCGGCTTCTTGGTGAACTCCGTGTGCACGGAGAGCGTCCAGTTCGCGATGTTGACGTCCAAGACCTTCGCCTGGTGAATGAGCGCAGGCCTGGGCGATGACTTGACGGGAGGCATTCCGCTTCCTCTCTAGTACACGTGCTTCTTGGAGCCTACTGGTGGCTTTCCGAACTCCGCACCGAAGGCCATACCAGGAATGGGGTGTGAGCCGTGGAGATCCGACTTCAGGCCCATTGCGGCTGCCTGCTGCAGAGTGGCGTGGAGCTCCTGGAAGTTGAGACGTCCCATCCAGTTCGTCGACTGGGCCGGGATCTCGGTGATGCCCTTGAGGATGGGCTCGTGCTCGATGGCCTTGTGCCCCTTCTGCAGGTTCCTGTTGTGCTCTTCGACAACAGAACGAGGAGCGACGTCCCCATGGACGTAGTCGCTGTGGCCTGGATCCTTCACGCGGGTGAGGTTCGTCAGAGCTCGAACGACGACTTCCACGTTACGGCGACGCACCCCTTCCCTCTCGTACAGAGCGTTGAGCTCGTTCGTGAGGTAGTGCTGGACGGCGTGGATGTCCTTCGTAGCGGCCAAGAGCTGCAGCGGATTGACGTGACCGCCTGAGAGGGAATCGCCCCTCTTCACCTCGGTGCCGACTTCCATCTTCGGATTCACCAGACGAGTGTCGACCTTGTGGGCGATGCCGTTGACGACGATGTTCACACCACCAGTCGGGTCCTTGGTGACGTGGGTGATCTTCCCAGACGCCTGAGCCAGTGTGGCTTGGTCCTTCAACGTCTTCGGCATGCCCAGCACCTGCTTGAGGCGGGTGAACATGTCGACAGAGCCTGCGCCGGCACCCGTGGCGACACCGCCGGAGTGGAAGGCGTTCATCGAGAGCTGAGTAGCGCGCTCTCCCAGAGCCTGGCCTGCGAGGATGCCGATGTTGGTTCCGACGTCGTGAGGTACGCCGCGCTCGTTGAGACCGAAGCACTTCGCGCAGACACCATCTCCGTGCTGGCACTTCAACGGAGAACGAACCAAGACCTTCTGGTCCTTCATCTTGGCGGTGATGTCAGGCGTGAGGAGAGTGCCCTCCTTCACCGTCACGCCGTCCTTCAGCTTGTACGGAGCGGCCAAGAAGCGATCGTGGATGTCAGAGTGGCTGATGTCCATCAAGACGCCGTGACTCGTCTTGCAGTCAGGCGACGTGATGAGGGTGGACATCGTGGTGTTGAGAATCTCCTTCGAGGCAGCACCTGGGTCAGACGTACCAGAGGCCCGCTGCAGGGTTCCCTTTCGAGCTCCGTTCTGCGTGAGCCAGTACTCTCCGAGATCCAGTCCCTCAGAGAAGGAACGAGTCACTGGGGTGGTGAGCGTCCTGTTGAGAGAGTCCTGCACCAGCATGGGGGCAGCCACCATCTGACGGAGCTGCTCCGCCTTGCCACGAGCTCCGGTGTACACCATGCGTCCGAGCCGGTTGTCGCTGCGAGACCAACGGGCCTTGGCAGCAGCGTCCAGCTTGTCGGTGGCGTTCGAATAGATCTCCACCAGCTTCTTGTCGAGCTCCGCACCAGGCTTCATCGTCTTCGAAGCCGCGTTGGCCAGCCCAGTTGCTGTGTGGAGGATGCCGTCTCGTTCTGGGAGAACAGCGAAGTCCTTCAGGCCGAAGGAGACACCGAGCTTGTACGACCACTCGTTGCCCAGGTCCTTCAGACCATCGATGGACTTGGCGTAGGCGTTGACGTGGTTCTTCGCCAGACCGGTTGCAACCTGGTCGGCCAAGAGCCTCTTCGTCACGTCGAGCTTCGGGTTGTGGAGGATGTCCTTGTTCATTGCGAACCCGGACGGCAGGTGCTCAGCGAAGAGGAGGCGACCAGCAGTCGTCTCACCAGCAGCGCCCTTGAGCTTGAAGACATCGGTCGGGCCGATGTCGTGCTTCGAGAGAGCCTTCTTCACCTCATCGACAGTGGAGAAGGTCTTGTTCGTGCTCTTGCCCCACTGAGTCATGTAGTGCAGTCCCAGAATCTGCTCCTGGTCCAGCACGTACATCACCTTGCCGCTCATCGGGCTGAAGAGGTTCTTGGAGGGGAACATCTTCTTCGCCTCCTCAACCGCAGCACGAGTGAGGGGGACGGTGCCGGCCATCGTGTCGCCGTCGAAGTCGGCGTTGAAGCCGCCACAGACGAGAGGGTGAATCTGAATGGCCTTGCCGCTGACAATCTTCGGGTTGAAGGCCATCACCGAGAACTTGTGCAGAGCAGGGTCACGCTTCAGCAGCATGGGCCTGTCTTCGATGACCTTCTCCAGCGCCTTCAGGGCGAGGGAGGTGTCCTTCTTGATCTCATCCTGGCCAGCGAGTGGAGAGAAGCCCCAGCGGCCAAGCTGGGCCACCACGAAGGGCTTGTACATCTCCATCGCTGCAGCCTTCGGCAGGCCGACCTCGTCGATGTGCAGGTTCGGCTCTGGAACGATGGTGGAGCGGATGGAGAGGTCCAGCTTCCTCTTGACCAGCTTGCTCTGGAAGTAGCCCTCTTTCGGCTGCCCCTCGATGCCGCCACGACCGATGATGTCGAGGATGCCGGGCAGAGCTCGGGCACCCTTCTGGTCCTGGTCGTAGACGGGCTTGTAGTTGCCGACTGCCTGCAGCGCCTTCACTGCGTCCCAGATTTGAGTCCTGAGAGGGACCTTGTGCTCTTCGGAGTACGTCTTGTGATCGAAGTCCTTGAGCTGGTCGTTGATGAGGGAGATGTTCTTGTAGAGGCCGTTGATGGGCGCGTAGTTCACGTCCCCAGTCGGCGTCGTCGTCGCCGGGCGGAACTTCGGCGGGATGATGGGGATGTTGTGCATCATGTACGCATCGGCTGGCTTGAGGTTCTGATGCTGCAGAGCCAGGAGGTACTTGATCTTCTTGTTGGCGCGATCGAGATGCGTTCCGTGGAGGTTCGGCATCTCCGTCTTCAGCTTGGAGATCTCCTTCTCGACATCGACCTTCTTCAGAGCGTGCTCAATGGCAGCCCCGCCGGTCTTGCCCTCCAGGGTGCGCTTGCCCGCCATGATGTCGTCGAGCTCCTGCAGCTTGAGCCCGAGCAGCACAGGCACTGGGCCTGGCTTCACGTTCTCACCGCAGAAGACTGGGTTGGGGACCGGCTCTGAGAGCTTGAGGTAGGACCACTTGTCGCCGTCGATGCCACCGGTCAGGTGTGGGTCGAAGAGACCACCAGGCACTGGCTTGAGGTTCTTCGACAGGAGTGTCTTCGAGGCGTCGGTGATTTGGTGCCGGCCGTTGCCTGCCTGCTGCAACGTCTCCTTGTCCGTGACAGGCACCAGACGAAGACCTGTGCCCTCCTTCTGCACGTTCAAGCCGGCACCGCGCAACATGGTGACGAACTTGTTGTAGGCGAAGGACGGAACTGGCGGAGGTGGCTCGTGCCCATTCTGCACCATCGACCAGAAGTTCATGTCCTGCTGATCGGACTTGTACGTCGCCATCTCGCGGATGTTGTGGCGCGCGTCGTGGCCCAGCAGAGAGTACATCTCCAACTGACCGAAGCCCTGGCCTCCGCGCTCACCACCGCTGGTGGGCTGCTTGTCAGCGTCGTAGGGCAGGCCACGGCCGTTGACGTCGGTGCCACCACCACGGACGGTGAGCTTCTTCTCGACCTGCTGCACGAGCTTGAGGAGGTACTGGTTGCCGACCAGCACTGAGCCCACGGCCTTCTTGGGGTCCTTTGGATCGAAGACGAGCTCTTCGTCCGGGATGCCGGCCTTCTTCAGGTCGTCCATCACCTGCTGGCGGTAGTCATGGCCAGGTCCTGCGAAGTTGTTGACGATGTACGGCTTGCCCGTCTTCGCCGCAATCTTCGAGGCAGCCGTCTCCAGCACCTGCCCGATGTTCATGCGGGTGGGGACGCCTGACGGGTTGAGGAGCACCTGCAGGTGCTGCTTCTCGCCCTTCTCATCCACGGTGAAGGGCATCTCGTGGTCGGGCAGAATCTGCGTGATGATGCCCTTGTTGCCGTGACGGCCGGCCATCTTGTCGCCGATGACGGCCTGCTCTTCAGTCTTCACGTAGATCTTCACGCCACGACCTGAAGGGTCCTTCACCACCTTGGTGACGACGCCGACGTGATCTTCGTCCCAGACAAGGCTCTTGTCCTTGTAGGGCTGGATGGCGCGCTTGCCGAGAGCTCCCCAGGCGTGGGTCAGCTTGGTCGAGACGTTCTTGCCGACTGCCGCCACCAGGACCTGGCCAGGAGACACCCTGGTGCCAACCTTCACGACGCCATCGTCTTCGATGTTGTCCCACTGGTCCTTCGTCATCGATGAAGAGCGGACGACGGAGTAGGCCTTGAACTTGGCCTTGGAGATGTGATCGCTGTCGGGATCGATCTCCATGTTCTTCTTGTAGAGGTGCTCGCTGGTCAGCTTCTTCGCTGCCGACTCCGAGATGACGATGCCGTCTTCGAAGTTGTAGCCCTTGTACGGGACGTAGCCGACCTTCAGGTTGGTGCCGATGGCCAGGGTGCCGTTCTTCGTGTAGTTCGAATCGGCCAACACCTGACCCTTCTTCACGGCATCACCGACCGCCACGAGAGGCGTCGAGTGCATCATCCCCTTGGGGTCGTTGAGCGGGAAGTGGTTGTAGAGCTGCACCTCCGACTTGCCGTCTTTCCCCTGCACGACGATGTGACCGTCCTTCACCGCCGTCACCTTGCCATCAGTGGTGGCCCTGGCCGTGGTGAAGTGACCGACGAGCTTCTCGAAGGTGTGAGACGGGTCAGTCGAGTCAGTCTTCGTCTGCACCAGGGGCTCTTCGCGGTGCTTCAGGCCGATGGCCTGTTCCATCTGCTTGTCAGCCATGGAGACGCGGTTGCCGTTGTTGCACGGCAGGAAGGGCACCATGTTCGAGGCGTAGTTGAAGATGCCCTTGGAGGAAGGCATCACGTACTGGGCCGACGAGTACGGGCGGACGGCAATCTCCCCGTTCGGGAGCTTCACCTTCACGTCCTTCGCGAGAGGCACCGGCTTGCCGTTGACCCACTTCACCTGGTCCGGCAGCACCGCCGTCATCATGTGGAAGTCGGCGACCTTGAGGTACATCTCCTTGCCGGACTTCAGATCGAAGACAGGGGCTTCGAGGTCCTTGTCGTTCTTCCGGACGTTGGCCGAGAGGTGAAGGGTGATGCCGGTCTTCTCGGACTCTGGCGTGTGCATCGGGTCGAGGAAGCCGAAGTGGCTTGCGTTCACCGCCTGCATCTCGGGCGTGAGCATCTGAGTGCTCTTGATGCCGCCCAGGTCCTTGGCCATCAGCGTCGTCTTGCGATTCGCTGAGAGCATCTGCAGAGGGTTGGTCTGGTCGGAACGCTCAGAGACGCCACCACCCTTGGAGAAGAACTCACGGATGGGCTTGTTGAAGAGGTCAGGGGAGAGGATCTCACTGACGGACTTCTTGTGATCCACCAGCGTACGGAGACGGCCCTTGATGGCCTTGGCCCCTCGCTCGGCAATCTTCTCAGGGATGAAGTCCTCGACCGAGACGACCTCCTTGAAGGCAAGGCTGTCACGGTCATCAGGCTGGTGAGTACCACGGGAGACTCCGAGAACCTTCGCGGCTCCCAGCGCCAGAGCCTGGCCATCCACCTTGCTGAAGGACTGGCCGAGTGTGACCTTCGTGGTGTCCGGGCGGATCTCAGTCTGCTCGAACGTCTTGACGATGTGGGCTCCGAGAGTGCCGGCGTCTTCAGGAGTCGCGACACCTTCCTCCGCCGTCTTGCCCCAGAACTTCTTCAGAGCGTTGTTGAAGCGAGCTTCGTTCTTCGGCTTGTTGGCAGCGAAGATTTCCTTGCCCCACTGGTTCTCAAGCTGGTCGTCTGAGACGCCGAGGGACTTGAGGACCGGGTACAAGGGGACGTGGGTGTTCTCCATCTTCAGCGTGAACTGCTTGGAGAGTCGATCGAGCTTCACGGAGAACCCACGCCCGTTGATGCCCTTCTTCATGTTGTACTCGGTCTCCAGGTCACCGTTCTCCTGGACGCGAGTGTAGGCCCCGGACTTGAGTCGGAAGAGGTGATCGATCTGGTACTCGCTCCCACCGACGATGTAGCTGTAGCGGTTGGTCAGCTTGGGGATTCGAGCGAGGGTTGTCCCCTTCTTCGTGTCGATGACCTTGCCGGTGGCGATGTCGATGAGCTTGACGTCACCCTTCACAGGGCAGCCCCAGGTGGACTCCTTGTCCTTGGCCTCTGCCTGGCTGGAGATGTCGTCGTGAGCGATCTTGTCGTCGACCCTGAGGTTCTCGACCACCAGGCGCTGGTGGCGGCCTTCGTAGGGGAAGTACGTCTGGATTGCCTTGACGGTGTTCGCCTTCAACGTCTCGAAGGCATTCTCGGGTGTCAGGTGGTCAGCCATGTCCATCTCACAGTGCGCAGTTGGAGAAACGACTTGTTCGGGGCCCTAGCTCTTGCGCAGAAGAGATTTTCGGGCTGGGTCGAACACTCCCAAGGTACTCCAATCCGTCGGAGGATCACAACGAAACTTCTGAAAGTCTTGGCATAAGAGTTTGCCGACAACAAAGTCGGTCTTCAATTCGGAGTAGTTCATGGATTCAACGCAGAACCAGATGTTCGAAGACGAGAAGTACGAAGCCTTCAACGGCCTCGACGTGACGACCGAGGAGCCGCCCACTGAAGACCCGCTTCCGGCGGATGAAGAGTGAGCCTCTTCGTGTGGTCCTTCCTGCTGTCGTTCTGCATCCGTCTCAGCTTCCGCATGCAAGAAGTCTGGGCGCGAATTCCAAGGTAACGCATGTCTGAGCCCACCAAGACAGCGTTCTGCCCGCTCTACTTCAGCTTTCACGGCGGTCAGTTCAACGAAAGAGGCATGCCGGTCTTCAACGGAATGCCGGTCCCAGGAATGTGCGACCGGGCATTTGACTGCGGTACCTGCTCTCTCATGTCGAAGTGGCTCAACGAGATGTTTGATGCCGGCTGGGACATTGGGTGGGAGTGCGACAAGTGTTTGAAGCAGACGTACGAACCGGACAAGGAAGCAGGCATTCGCCGCAACCTCCCCGGCTTTTTTCAATCAACCCAACCTGACGAGCAAGCCCCCGGCTACATCGCCGGCTGCACCCGATGCGGGTGGCCGGGCTCGTTCCTTCAGGTCATTCTACGGAGGCAGCATGGCTGAGTGGTACATGCCGTACGCGCAGCCCCAGCCATCTCAAGAGGCTGTTTCAGCGCCGCGTCCGGTTGCAGTCAAGCGGGAGTTCGATCCACGAAACTTCCTTATCTGTACGTGGTGTTCGAAGCCCATCGAGCAAAACGAAGAGTGCATGGAGTTCATGCCTGGGCAGTCCGGCTTCGGTGCGAAGAGCGGCCGTCCTGCTGTTGTCGACTGCGAAGACGCAAGCTTCGAACGAGCCGTGCTGCACATCGAGTGCATCTACGACTACGTCTTCAGCCTCGAAGATTCTCTCGCATACAGAGACGGCTTCATGGAGGAGATTGAAGTCTGTGGGCTGTGTGGCGAGGTTCTTCACGGTGTTTCACCAAGCTTCTGCAGCAACTGCGGAGCGCAAGTCGGAGGCCCAAGTGATTGACCTCACGGAGCCCGTGTTCCAGCAGGACATCGACACTGAGCATGAGTACGCGACCCAAGGCTGGAAGGTCATGTACGAGTTCCATGAGCGACTCAAAGCGCAAGGGGCCCCACAGGAGCTCGTTGCGCAAGTCGCGGCGCTCACTCAGCAGTACCAGACCCTCACCAACGGGATTGCAGCCATCCAGCGTTGCTTCCCAGTGGAGAAGAGAAGATGACCGAAGCCGAGAAGTTCGAGTACCGGATGCAGTTCGTTGCTCGGGCAGTCTTGCTGCACGAACAGAACGAACGACTCAAGAAGCGACTCAAGACGAAGACCAAGATGGAGAAGCATTGGCGGAAGTCCTTCATGGACCTCTACAAGGCAACAACCCTCAAGTCCGTGGCCGACAAGGTCAAGGCGCAGGCACTGAAAGTGAGTACGGGATGAACGAGAACACCTTCATGAAGAAGTACATCAAGCACCTGGAAGGCCGGAAGATCGAGAAGACCGGAGTCAGCAAAGACGGCTTCCCGTTCTTCACGCTGGACGACGGCTCGAAGGTGGAGGTGTCGAGGGACGAGGAGGGCAACGGCCCTGGCTTCCTCTTCGGCCTCCCCAAGCCGACGTGACGAACGCAGAAGAGAACGCCAAGACGATTGAGAAGTACGCCAAGTACAAGAAGAGCTACGGCTGCATCGACTGTGGTGCAGACGAGCAGTACATGGTGACGCAGTCCGTCTGGCAGGAAGCGTTCCCGAACTACAGAACCGTGCATCAGGCACGACGAGCAGAGGGACTCCACACCTGCCTCTGCCTGTCGTGCCTGGAGAGTCGCCTGGGCCGGAAGCTGACGATTCAGGACTTCATCGATGCTCCCATCAACAGGACTCTCTTCTTCGGCTTTCGCATGGGACTCAAAGAGAAGTAGAAGTTGAGCCCATCATCGGGCTCAGCTTTTAGCCATCAAGCCGCAGCAGTGGCCGGCATGACGGTGAACTCCTCCAGCTTGTCGCCGAGGAACTCTGCCTGCTCTTCCAGCGTCATCTCCTTGCGGTGGATGTGCTTCCGCGAGTGAGCGAGGATGGTGCAGAGCAGAGTCGCCTCCTTCTTCGACTGCTTCAACGCTGCGTACTCCGACCACGAGGCGTTGTAGTTCGGCTGGCGCATCTCCTTCTTCAGCGCCTTGATGTCAGCAGCCGTCTTCTTCACTTCAGCCTTCAGCTTCGCAATGTTCAACATGGCGTACCCCTACTTGAGAAGCGGAAGCTGCGAGAGCAGCCGCCGCACCGTTGAGCGGCCACACGGCACAATGCCGATGGCCATCGCAGCCCCGAGGTAAGGCTCGTCGGGTTCGCGAATCGTCTTGTGGGGAACGCCAGCAGTCTTCAGCCGGTGTTCGAGACGGAGGAGCTGGTCCTCGTTCTCGACGGCGAGAGCTACGGCGAAGGTGTGCTCAGGAAGGTTGCCAGGGGAGGACTCACCTGAAGCATGAATCGTCTGAGCGACGATAGTGCCCAGCGGTAGATCTCGCCGGACAATGACGTAGTGGGTGAGGCGATCTTCAGACTAGTGAGTTCTGCATTGCATCCTCCAGCGCCCTCGACGGGATTCGAACCCGCTTCCGTCCCCCTCTAGTCGGAGGCTGCTCGGCCCAATGAGCTACGAAGGCAGGCCCAATCCTAAGACGGGCCCGCCCAGAGTCAAGCTCTACCCGACCGGAGCAACTCTGCGAGACGGCTTCTGCTCCGGCATCGGTGCCTGGCTTGCGTCCAGCGGGTTCTCCTGTGAGCCCTTGTCGCTCTGGAACATCTGCATCACCAGCATGTAGAGCTGCGGATTCTGCCCCTTCATGCGACCGAGCTCCGTCATCTGCGTCAGCTTGTCCATCTTCTTGAGCTCAGACGCGGCACGCTTGGCGAGGTAGAGAAGGTTCATGCCACCACCCTTCTGGCCCTGGGTGATGGGGCTCTGCGCCTCTTGAGGGATGCCTTCTTGTGGGGCCTGCTGGGCGTTCTCGGTGGAGACGGTCGAGCCTTGCGGCATGGCTGGATCGACCTACTACCCATCGAGCATCTCGCCTTCTTGGCCCGTCTGCGGCCCGCCCTGCCCCGGCGGCTGCGGTTGGCCGCCGGCAGCTCCCGGAGCGCCACCAGGAGCTCCTGCAGCCCCTGGCTGGCCAGGCTGACCGCCCTGCATGGCCATCTGCTGTTGCTGCATCTGCATCTGGGCCTTCATCGTGATGGCCTGAGCCTCGGCCTGTGTGTTGGCCTGGGCGAGCTGCATCTTGCGCTGGAACTCCATCTGCTTCGCCAGCTCCAGCTTCTTGCGCTCCTCCTCCACCACGTAGTCCTGGTCCACCTCGTTGAGGAGGGTCTGGTCGGAGATCTTCTGCGCCTGGTTGAGCTGGAAGTAGAGCGTCGAACGCTGCAGATCGTCCGCCATCTTGAAGCGCCGCATGTGCGCCTTCACCGGAGTCCACTCCATGAAGTTCGCGATGCGCTTGATGACGAACTGGTTCAGCATGTTCTCGTGGTCGGTGCGGTAGCCGATGAACATGTTCTCCAGCATGCGCATGGAGACGTTCGAGCCCGAGTACGTCAGGCCGCCGTAGACGAACTCCTGCGGCACGCCCATACCGGCGATGATCTGCTTCGACCAAGTGTCCATCTCCTGGTACAGACCGAGCGCCTTGCCGTCCCCACCGATGGTCTCGTTCCCAATGGGGAGCGGCAGGATGGGGATGTAGTTGTTGTCGTACTTCCACTTCGCGATCTCCCCCTCCATGCGGCTCTTCCACGAGTCGAGAGAGACGGTGGTGTACGGGTCCGAGCTCGCTGAGCCGGCCTGTGGGAAGAGCACGCGCAGAGGAACGATGTGCTCCTGTGCGATGGCCTCTTGCGCCTTGCGGAGAATCTGAAGGTAGAACGTGTCCTTCAGGACCGGGAAGATGAGAGGCATGCCCCAGCCGTTGTCCTTCTGGCTGATGATGGGGCGCTTCATCACGAAGATGTTCTCAGGCGAGAACGAGATGAACTTGTTGCGACGCATCGCCTCGACGAAGACGTCGGGGATGGTGTCGAGGACGTTCTTCTTCCCGAGCAGGATGTCGTTGCGGAGCTGCAGGGGAATCTCGAACGTGTACGTCGGGTCGGCCCCACCGAAGCCTGGGTCGATGTTGAGGTACTCGGGGTTCCACCGCTGAAGACGGATGCGGCGCAGATCCTTCTCGAAGAAGTCCTG